CTCTTATTCAATCACTTCTTGGCTTTCTGAAGTTGCTTCTGTTAAAGATTGATTTATAAAAAACGCCTTGATTGCATTAGCAACATCTTCATTAGTCCAATCAACCGTGTAGTTATCGCCTTGCATGACCGTAACCCAATACTTAAAACTTGGGTTTGTCCCAAGTTGGCAAAACACAACCAGTCTTTTCATGGCTACGTTATCGTCAATTTGAAGGACATCTACTACGTCAGCCGAATACTCTTGTTGAGCAACGTAGGGCGCAGCCAACTGCACATCGGGAAAATCTGCCATTTTACTCTCCTAATTTCGCTTTCAGCGCGTTGACTTCGGCTGACAATTCTTTAACGGCGTTAACCAAGTGCCATATCAAGCGGTCGGAGTCTACCGATAACACTCCGGTGGATTCTTGCTTCACGCACTCAGGCAGGACTTTTTGAATCTCCTGCGCTATCACGCCAAGTTGCACACCGGGTGCTTTAATCGCAGCCGACTTCGGCAGTTCAGGATCAACCTCGTCCTCGGTACGGTACTCAAAGTTACGGACGCGAAGTTGGTTGATCTTGGCAAGACCATCGTTGTTATCGACGATGTTTTTCTTCAGCCGACGATCCGAAGTCGTGGACCAACTTGACGAGTTGTTGCCTTGGTATACACCACCGCCATTCGGGTTAATAAAGCCCGTACTGCTTCCTTTGCCTTGGGTGTTATAACCAATAACGATTTCATAGTTATTTGCGGAAGCGGCGACATCCGAATATGCCCCAAGACATATGTTCCCGACTCCGGTTGTTAAACCGGCGCTCTGATAGCCAGCCTGCTGCCCCAATAATACGTTGGCAGTTCCTGTGGTTATTCCATAACCGGCGTAATAGCCCATCGCCGTGTTGTTACCGCCCGTCGTACAACTCAAAAGCGAATAATAGCCGGACGCAGTATTTGCGCTTCCGGTCGTGCAATAGTGCAGCGAGTAAGCTCCGTGAGCGGAGTTGTAATTTGCCGTCGTCTGGCCCATAGACGCTGCGTAGCCCGTGGCGGTGTTTAATCCGCCGGTCGTATTTGCATAAAGTGCATATCCACCTAAAGCCGAGTTTCCTTGTGCAGTAGTTGAAAGCTGCAACGACTGATTTCCTACAGCAGTGTTGCTTGAACCTGTTGTTACTGTACCTAATGCATTAGTACCAATACCGGTGTTGTGAATTCCAGTAGTTGTATTTGCTAATGCCGTATAACCAACGGCAGTGTTTTGACTTCCAGTCGTATTAGCGTTGAGTGCACCGACCCCAACAACCGTGTTGTATTGATTTGCGCCAACACCAAGCCCAACACGAACCCCGTTAAACCACGCATCGCCGTTGACATCGAGCAGGCGACCGGCTGTTGGGGTTTTGCCAATACCGACGTTGCCGGAGGAGTCAATACGCATCCGTTCGGTGTTGCCAGCCGTAAAAATCAACGGATGCGATGTGATTGTGCCGACGACGCCTGCCGTGTTGCCGGATACTTGCAAAATGTTGACGATGTTATCGTTAGCAGCAGCGATCGTTGTGTTTGTCGTACCGGAGCGATAAACGTCAAGTTGATAGTTTGGCGCTCGCCCAATACCGACGTTGCCCGACGTATCTATACGCATCCGTTCGGTGTTGCTCGTGCCTAACTTCAGCGCGTTCGCGTCGAACGTATAAACTTCAAGATCGCTGTTTTGAGACTCCACCCTAGAGGTACTAGCCGCATTCCGAGTGTAAAAGTGCAGGCGCTCGCCAGCCGTCGTGTTGCTAAACACAACGACATTCCCAGAAGTATTTGCGACCTGTAACGATACGGTCGGATTTGTTAAGCCAATTCCTACGCGACCAGTCGTATCTATCCTGACCCTCTCGCTGCCTCCGGTGTAGAAGGTCATCGGGAGGTAGGAGCCGGTGCCGTTAATGGCTGACTCTAGATAAGTAATGCTTGAGTCAACACCCATTGCGACTCGGGATGAGTTTGCCGGGTCTGAACTGTTATGCAGTCTGCAAGCCGCACCAACAGCCGTGCCGTTTGGCAAAGCACTTATCGTCGTGTTGCCGTTTGTAGTGCTGGTCTGGAACGCCAAGCGATTGCTCAACGTCGCGTTGCTCATGTCGCCCGTGATGCGCTGGGCGGTGCTGGAGAACGTGAGGTTGCCGGACGATAGAGTCGTACCGGCAAAGCTCGGGCTAGAACCCGATTGGTATTTGTCGTTGTTAAGGTTGTTAAAGTTCGCGTCAACCTCGTTATGGGTCAACGGCGAACCTTTACCTGCTCGGGTGACGATGGTGGACATTTAACGCCCTCTTAGGCCAGCGTGATGTCGAGGTCGCCATTCTCCACGCGGAAGACGTCGCCCGAAGCGATCGCCTTCGATGCTGTGAGCGCACCATGCGCCAACAGGTTGCCGCTCGTCAGGTTATCCAAGATACCGACGTGCGTGATCGTGCCCCAAGAAGATCCTGCCACCGGGAACTCGACCGCAGCGTTATTGCTCGCCGTGTCATTGACCACCGTGAAGGTGATAGTCTGGCGCGCATACGAAGTGCCAGAGCACTCGGTGCCGGTGTTGCCATCGCCGGGGTCAGAGGTGTACAGCGCAAGGTACAGCGTGGCAGGCGCCGAATAGGGCACGCCACCAAAGACGTGATCAAGAACCTTGTTCTCGAGATAGTTTGAAAATGCACTCACGGTATCACCCTCGTCGGCTTGACGGTCATTGCCAAGCGTCCGCCACTGAATGACGCACGCTGGTCTTGTACGATCATCTCCTCAATCGCCTTCTCGTACAGACCGCCCCAGACTGCGATGCGTTCATCGTCTCGCAGATAAGGCGCCGCCTGCAGCAGCGAACCATACAAGTACACGTCAGGGTATTGCGTCAGCAGCCAGTTGGATGCGACAGACCCTGAGAGCTTCTCGAGCTTGGCCACATACGTCAGCTCTCCGGTGTAGCCGGTGTCTGGCGCAGGTAGCACCTCGATCTGACCACCGACAAACGCAAAGTAGGTCGGCTTGCCAGTCGTCGTGTACAGCGTTTTCTTCGCATCCACCTCATCCTGCGTGAGCTGGATCAACTGCTGCACCGGTGCGGTCGAGGTCAGGATGAAAGACTTGGCCGATACAAAGTCAGACGGCACTGCGAAGAATGGTGTGTCCACCGTCGCAGTCGCGCGCTTGACCAACTTCTGAATCGGCAGGCGACGCTCGATCTGCGCCTCTGCCAGTGAGATGAAGTCTGGAATCACCGCGGTCAAATCGTCGCGGTTCAGCCAGTCGGCGATGGACGTCTTCAAATTGGTATAGGTATCAAGCGCCATTCTGCTCGTCCTTTACTGCCCATGCACCCTGAAGCGAATACTCGAAGGTGCCGATATGCTTCACCTCTTGCGAGAGCGCGTGATCGACTAGGATTTCATACCCAGCCTCGCGCGCCTTGCGACAGAAGAACACATCCTCACCGATGTAGTGGCCGCCGGTCGTGCTGTATGGAATCGCGAACCAAGGTTGCTCGACCTTCTCGAACACCTCGCGCTTGACCATCATCACGCCCATGCCGATGTAGTCCACCGGTTGCAGCCCCTCTTGCCCCGGCTCGGTATACACCCGGCCGACGCCCTTATCCCCGCCATCCATCATGGCTACCGGCTTGATCGGCATCCGTCGCGTGGCGTAGTTCGCCGCGACGATGTCCTTATCAAGCGACATCATGTAGCCAATCGTCTCCTTCGGAAACCGCATGTCGGAGTCTAGCCACAGGAGAAAGTCAACCTTCTCCTCTAGCGCCTGCCGCGCAAGTTCCATTCTCTGTGATGCGATCAGAGTGCCGTGGCTTGTGAAGAGCACCACGCGGTCGTCTGTTGTCGCTGTATGAAAAGACATCGCACGCGCTAAGTCGTAAGCGAACGATGTCATGACCGTGTCCCGCGCTGGGACTAGTATTGCCACAGCACGGCTCATAAATGCTTCCAAGCGAAGCCAGACGCTATTTGTCTAGCTGTTGTTTTACTAATACCAAACATCTCATGCGCCTCTTTCGAAGTGACAAAGCGCATTTTTATCATTTTTGCTTGATCTTCTGTCAACTTTGACATGCCATGAGTTTCCCCTTTTGCATGCCTATTTCGTCTCACCTTGTCATCAATGTTTTGTTTTTGAGTTCCAGAAACAAGATGGTTAGGGTTTACGCATGACTTAACATCGCATATATGCCTAATCACTAATCCAGATTTTACTTTGCCAAATTTATTTTCATATGCTGCTCTATGCGCCTGAAGTGTTTTTCCCCTTCCTTCAGTTAGTTTTCCATATCCATGTTTTGATATGGAGCCGCACCATATCCAACACCCTGACTCTGGTATTGGCATTGCATACTTCTCAAACTTTTTATCAAAACTTTCGCGGGGTCTGGCCATTATACTTGCCCCGGCCTAGTGCGAAAAAGTTGGTTATCCCTATCGTTTAACCAAGCCTTCATCTTCTTGGGATCGTCGATTATCCCCTGCTGCTTCAGTCGGTAGAACAAGGCCATCGGGATCGATGCTACCTTGCTCCACTCACCCCATCTCGCCCGTTCGTCAGTCGAGTTGTACTGCTGCTTGTTCTGCTCGATGATGTCGCCAACTTCGAAGACCGTCTCGATCTTGGCTTCATCCTTGTCGGCGTCATAGTGCCACCATTTGGTGGTACCGGTTAACGGGTCATAGTCAAATAATTTCTTGGACATGCGTCCTCAAGGATAGTGGGCGGAGGCATATCCCTCCGCCCACTATTTTGACCATTATTAGGTCGTGGTCAAGTCCGCAGCCAAACCATGAGCAGCTTCGGTGCTGACCTTGAGGCCCCACTCGACAACGATCATGCGCTTCTCGGCGTCGCCGGTCTTCGCAAGCTCGACAGTCTGGAAGGGACGCAGGTAGCAAACGCTGGCGTACTCAGGATCGAGCACGAAAGCGTCACGCTCACGCTGGAAGCGGTTCGGAACCACCGAGACGGCACCGAAGTCGCTGACATAGACATCAGCAGCACCGATGATCACGCCCGGACGGTTGCCGGTCACTTCCTTGCGGATCTCCGCGATACCAGCAAAAGCCGACACGCGCTGCTTGTTGACCGGGCCAACCATCAGCACCTTCGGCGTGCCACCAGCCGTCCACACCTTCTGGATGACGCTCTTGAGGATCGTCTCCGTGAAGGTGCGCTGGTCAGCGGCGAGCGAGTCCGTGCGGGTCGCGTTCGGCTGCGTGGTGTACACAGGGTCAGCGCCGCCAGATCCCTTGTCCGTGTTCGTCTTCAAGAAGGCGAGCAACGAACCAGTCTTGCGGATAGCAGTCGAGACGCCAGCCGAGCCACCCGAGGCAGCTTGGTTGGTGAGCATGATGCTCTCCATGTCGCGCTTCAACTCAGCCGAGCGCTTCGCGAGCTGGTAGGCCAACTCCGAACGACGACCAGCCTTGTCCACCGACTCGAGCGTGCCCGAGAGGATGAGCGTCTTGCGGCTGACCTGCGTGTAGTTGCCCAAGCGAACCGTAGCGGCAGTCGAATCGTAGGACGACACGTCGTCACCTTCGATCTGCGCGTTGGTCGTGGAGGCAGCAGCGAGCGAGTCCGTCTGCCACTCGAAGAACGTGTTCTTGACGCTCTCGCGGCCGATGTTCGACATGAACGGGGTCTCTTCCGGCGAGATGTTGTAGATCACATTCGAGAGAGACTCACGGATACCCTTCGCATTGAAGGTATCAAAAGTATTGCTAGTCTGAGACATTGTCCTTTACCTCAATCCAAAAATTGTTCAAAAACTGCGGCTGCATCTCTGGTGCTGCCGCTCCGTTGTAACTTGGAAAGAGCGTCGCGAGACTTCACAGACTTGGTCGTTACCGGCACCGAGACACCAGCCTTCATCGGCTTGGCCTTCTGCTGAATCTTCGGCCGAAGGTCTTTCTGCCGGGTCATCAGCTCGTCGTAAAGCATCGCCTTACGAAGTGCGAGAACAGCTCGAGCGTCATATAGGTCGGATATTTCATCGGTCGAAAAACCGAGCTTCTCCGTTGCATAGCTGACGATCTTCGCCTTCTCTGCGCGTGCCTTAGTGGCATCGCGCCATTCTGGTAACTGCTCGAGGAGCTTGGCGCGTTCGACCTCAAGGGTCTGCTCCGCTACCTGCTGCTCCTCTAGTGCCTGCTTCTCGGCCAGAGCACGGCGTTGGTTTTCGACCCAAGCCTGCTGCTCCTGCCGAGTGCGCACCAGCTCACGCTGCCGTACCCATTCAACGGGATTCTCTTGGTAGAGCCTGTCCCAGTCGATCTCCGGCGGCTGTGCTGACTTTAGCTGCGCCTCTAGCACCTGCAAGGTCTGTGCATATCGCTGCCGCTCTTCCCGCGCTTGTGCTGCCTCTGCCTCGGCGACCTTTCGTGCCTCGGCGATGGCTTGCGTCTTGCGCGTGTAATCTGCGGTGCGTGAGTAGCCTTTTAGCAGCTCATCGAGCGGCACTTCGACTTCTTCCCCGTCAACCTTGACGCGGAATGTCTGCGCTGCTGTCGGAGCCTCATCGGCATCCTCATCGCCTTCTGGTTCCTCGACAGCCTCAACGTCAGCCTCATCGGCTGATGCTTCAACTGCCTCCTCACCCTCGTCCGTTGCTTCGGTTTCAAGCTGCTCGTTTTCGCCTTCTTCAGCGGCGAGCATCTGCTCGAAAACATCCTGCGTGGACTGTATTGTTCCGGGGGGTGTACCCGTGCCGGTTTCACTCATAACTCTATTTTGCGGGATACAAGACTATCTGCGCCCTGCTATCCGATCAATTTCTCGGCGTGCGACGACGCCATTCTCGAGCACGATTCGCAGGTGATTGCGCACCTGATCCAGAACCTGCATCGCAAGCCACAATCGCTCGCGTTCTTCAATGTCTGGTAGCTTGCTGCTGCGCCACGCTGCCAGATACTCCCGCTCCATCGAGTCGAGTGTTTCGTTCAGCAGCGGGCTGTTAATCAACTCCTCTGCCTGCATGGCGCGCTGCACGTCAATGTGCGGGTTGCGATCGCTCAAGCAAGAAGCCCTCGCTTCGGCTTGCTCTTCATCGCCTTCTTCAAGAGCTTGCCGCCCTTGTCTTCCTTGTTGAATTCCTTGGCCACTTTCATCGGCACGCCGACCTTCTTGGCGAACTCCTTGGAGTGCGCAGCGGCGGCCATCAGACGGGCTTGTTTGGCGGATTTACTAGGCATACGTCCCTCAATAAACTAAAATTTGGATATGACACAAGAAAACACAATTCTGTTGCCAATAGTCAACACAGATGCAAAAGTGCCAAAAAAAGTGCTCGATGCGTTAACCATGCATGAATGTTTTTGCACTTTTTCTGGCATTAAGTCTGTCACCGAAGACTCAGTCAGAAACTACTTAGAGACAAAATTTAGCAAGTCAATAGCAGACCAGTTCAGGCCTGAGTATTTGCTTACTTCTCAAGCCTCTTGAGGGCTTCGGCCGTGATCCTTCCAAAATAAGGTTTCATCTGTAGCGCCCGAATATCTGTTCTTCCCGGCACTTGTGGTGAAGCTATGTTTCTAGCCTTGACCACTTCATCCAAAAGCTCATAAATTTTTACGTCATCTTTGAGCCTTCCGATTCCTTGACCGGGAACCCCTACCGGATAGGATGAATGGCCCGACTGCTGAATCAACGGAGCATCGGCGAATATTTCTCCGATGTTCTGTATGCCAGTCTCTGGCGCAGCCAACTGCCTAGGATCTGTAACGGCAACCCTAGCCTCGCCTATTCCTAGGCCGCCAGATTCTCTAAAGTTCACATCGAGCATTTGCTTGACCTGCTTTCTGACTCTATCTGGCGACTTCCTGAATTGCTCAACACTGGCCTCAGTGCCGACACCCTTCCAGTCTGGAATCAGCTTTTTAATTTCAGCGTCCATCTGACGCTTCGCTTTTTTGCCAAAAGCGGCGTCGGCATAAGCCAGCATCGTCTCTCCTGTCATGGTCGCAAAGTCTCCGCCACTCGGAGCCATTCGCCACGGGATGTATAGAGGATTCTGTCCGGTCAGCGCCTTTATTTCTTCGGCTAGTTTTTTGATCTGCTTTGTCGGAGCCTTTCCTGATGCCCAGACCATGCCGGGATTTTCAAACATGAAGTCTTGGCCGCCCTGCAAATTGACAGGCGTATTAAACTCAACGTCATTGATTCCTGTAAGCAATCCGCCAGCAGCAGTACGGTCTGACATGCTGGTTATAAATGGCCGACCCTCAAGATCTGCCAAGGATATCTCTGGTGGGTTTACTGTTCCTCGAGATTCCACAACAGGAGTCAACTCTTTTAGCTTTTGCTGCTCCTTAACTCTCGGGTCAAATCTCGGGTCAAACTCGGCAACCTTGCTAATTCCGGGAATAGATCCGGCAAGCCGACCAAATGGAACAAACTCCGTCGCAGCCATTGCAGCAGCAGCCGGATCATTGGCGCGACGTGCGCGCTCAATGTCTCGAGCGGCCAACATTTGCCCCACGCCGGGAATAAAGCTCAAAGCTGTCTCAAGCGCTGTCTGCCCAATTCCTTGGTCTTGTTGCGGCTCTAGCGACAGCAAGCCGCGCGCCTGCCGTCGCACTGACGGCATCGCTGCATAAGCCTCTGCGATGGCCTCTGACTCTGGGTCAAGAAGGCCGGTCGGCATTTTCTTTTTACTTGCCATCCTTCTGTTTCCTATAGCGCTCAAGCAAGCGCCGCCCCTTGGCTACCGCGCTCGCCTTGTCTCCCTGATGCCCCCACGCCTCAAGACTCAGCTTCAGCCGAGTCTTGTCCCCTTGCTCGTCTGTCAGTAGACCCGGCATCGACCCCATGCGGGTCAAGAAGCTGCCCTTGCGGCGCAACTGCTCTGGCGTCTTAGGCGCACCTTTGACTGGTGCCTTGAGTGTGCCGCCAGTCTCTGCCTTGTAAGATGCGCGCCCTTTGGCGTTGAGGCCGCCCTTCTTGGACTGCCCCTCGGCGCGTTGCCACGCCGGCGTCTTCACTTGCGCTTCTTCGCCGTCTTGGCCGCGGCCTTGAATGCCGATGCAGTCGGAGCGCCCTTGGCGCTCGGCTTGCGCATCTTCTCACCGCTACCAGCCTTAATCCGCTCACGCTTGGCGTGAATGTTCGCGTATAAGCCTCTCATGTCGCATCTGCTCCACTGATGTAAATGCACAGCTTGTCGGCAGTATCTGCCTTGACCTGTATCGTATCGCCCTCGTTCATGATCGCGAGGCCGCGCCAGTTGTATATCGTGCCACCATCAATCCCGAAGTTATAGACGATGGAATTGGTGATGTCCGGTGTTCCGCCAGACGGAACAAGGTGCACATATGCCTGATGCTTGTTGGCCGTGACGTTGCAGATGTTGATGTCTTTGACGTAGGTGCGAGTCAGCGATGGCACCGTGTACAGCGTCGTGTATGACGCGGTCGCATTGGTGCTGCCGAGCTTCTTGCCGACTATGTTCTGGTACTGGCCCATTCAAACTCCATTCAGCCAGTGCAGCACATTAAGGCTGTGCACCGACGCGATCAGTTCTCGGTTGTTGTTGTCTACTTGGTTGAAGTAGAGCTTCAACTGGTTATTGAGCAGATGCTGATACTGCTGCGAATACTGCACCGGCGCGTTGTTCGGACTCGGCGCCTTTGACTGTCGTATGTCATCCATAGAAATGCTTCTCGTAGACTACAGTCTGAGTTTCGTATCCAAACTTTTTGGCGTGCTTCTTCCAGCCGGGTCGGCCGAAGAACTCCACGCCAAAACATCCGGCGTCTCGAGCAAACTGCTCCATCGTCTTGTGCATCTGATCTTCGACGCTTTCCTTGATGTGCGGCTCCATTACGCAGTAATGCACAACGAACATCTTCTTTCTCGGGTACTGCTTAATCTCTGTCAGCAGATACCCGTTCAGCACACCGAAGCTGTTATCAATCACCACCCACAGTTGCGACTGTGGAGCCAGCGCGAGAGCCGCGATGTCATCGACTTGCACGCGGCCTTCAGCCCATTCCATAGACTGGTGCAGGTAGCCGCGCAGGCACGATAGAGCTTCAAGGATTCTGCCTTCAGGGACACGTTGAACCTCGAGCGCCATTAGAACCGCATGTAATTCAGATCATTCAAGAATGAAGTGTCAAACGCACCCGGCGAGAAAAATGACGCCGGTAGCGGAGCCGCGTCGTATCGAATCGGATTCACCACCGATTCCGCATAAGGCAACACTTGCGACGTAACACCGACCGGAGTTCCGACAGGCTCAGAAGTTCTCGGCCCTGTCTCTCCGATAATGTCTTGCTGCGGCTGCGCCTGCATCAACGGCTGCGCTTCACGGCGGAACGGATTGCGCGGACGCTGCCGACGCGGCTGCGGCTGCGCGCCAAGACCAAAGGCGCCGCCATAGTATTGCTGCATGAACTGGTTCGCGACCGTGTCATTGATCGTCGGCTGAGGAGGCGGCAAGTAACCAAGACCGACTTGCCCGTAGCCGCCCATCTGGTTGTATCCGCCCATGCCGCCGAAGGTGGTACCAAAGCCGCCACCAGCAAACGGATTATAGGAACTCGGCTGCTGGTATCCGCCGCCGAATCCCATCGACATGTACGGATCGTATGACATGCCGTAAGACGATGAGCCAAACGGGTTGTAGGTGCTGCCGTAGCTGCTCGCATAGGGGTTGCTGTAGGTGCTGCCATACATGGAGCCATAACCGCCGCCCATTGACTGGCCGTAGCCGCCCATCATCGACGAGCCGTAACCCATGCCGCCAAAAGGATTATAGGCACCGCCTGTGGAGCCATAACCCATACCGCCGTATCCCATAGGAGACGACTGCTGATAACCGTATGACGCACCCGTGCTCATGTTCGCCTCACTAGATCAAAGGTTGAGCCGGTGGCGCCGGCGGAATGACAATCTCAGGGATCACCGGCTGCTGCACGCTTGGTGTAGCCACGCGCGGCGCCTTCATCATGGAATGAATGTGCTGGATGTCTACTTGAGCGCCGTACTTCAACTGCGTCTCATAGGCCTGCAGCATCAACTGCGCTTCTGTCTTATCACGCTCGCGATCATCGGCGAGCAGCATCTTCTGGCGATCCAACTCGAGCGCTGCCGCCTTGTTCTGGATATCCGCCTGAATCTTCTGCGTCTCGACCTGCGCCAGAATCTGCGCCGGATCTGGCGGAGGCGGAGGCGGAGGCGGCTGCTGCACCAGCGCAGGATTGGTGAAGAAGTCAGCCGCATTCTTAAAGCCTGACGTCTCGACCAACTTGGTCAGCGTGTTGTAGTACTGCACCGGCGTGACGAGCGGATTCTGTGGGCCGAGCGTCTGCAGGATCTGCTCCTGCTTCTGCGCAATCGCCGTGAGCGTCGCCACCTTCTGCTCTTCGGTGCCACCACCGAGTGCGACGTTGATCTCAACGTCCATCTCGGCCTGCCAGCCGCGTGGGTCGATCGGCACCCACTGGTTACGAAGGCGCACCACCCGTGGGCGATCTTGATTCTCCACAACCAGCTTGAGAATGCCTTTGAACAAGGCGCGCATCCCGGTTTCGGCGAAGATTCGGGCGATCAGCTCAAGATGCTGCTGCGCGGCGCTGACGGTCGCGGCGACCGCCGCACGGGTAGTGCTCTGTAGGGCATTGGCGTCCAATCCCATCGCGGCCTTAGACATGCCAGTGCGCGTCTCGCGCACCTCGTCCAAGTAGCCGAGCATCGGGAATGCCGCCTGACCAACAAACGGAACGGAGAACGGTTGAACCATGCCCGGAGCGCGCTGTCTAATCACGCCCCCAACCTCTGTGTTCAGCACGTCGTCCATATTGACCTGACCCTCGACCACACCCACCCGTGGGTGAATCGAGAGCGCCAAAGAATCGAGCATGTTGCGCATGACCGCGGACTTGATGCGCTGCAGATCGGCAGTCATGTCGAAGATCGACAGACCGATCAATGCGTGCGGTTCCGGGTCAGGGCAGAACAGAGCGAACGGACGATGCGAGCAAGGCTCGTTCATCACGATCTTGTAGCCGTGGCCGATGGTGCAGATCTTGCGCAGCTCTGCAATGCCATCGCGGTCGTAGTCAACCGGAATGTAGGCCTCAACGTAGAGCACGCGCTTGTCGTCCTGCGTACCGCCCGGGCCATAAGCCTGCGCATATGGGTTGCGAGCGAGGTACTCATCGTTGGTGTCTAACTCAAAGACACCCGCCTGCTGCTCGACCTCGTCCTTGTCATAGCCGAGCGCCACCAGATCCGACACCGTCATCATGCGACGATGCGCAACGATGGTGGCGTCCATAATTCCGGTAGCACGGCGATCGATCAAGAACTCTTCTGGCGGAACAGCTTCCACCTTCACGCGGCCGTCGCGGATCTCGCGCTTCAGCTCCACAGCGTAAATCTGCGGCGCCTGCGGAGGCAGTCCCGTGTTGGGATCAATCACCGGCTGCCCGGTCATCGGGTCAACCGGCGCCTGCCAGCTCGGGTCATCCTCTGAGCTGATGGCCGAGCCAATCACGTCAGGCTCATCGAGCAGCAGCGTCAGCGAGGTTTCATCCAGACCGGTGTAGTGTTCGGTCTTGACCTTGACCTTCTCCTCCCAGTAGAACTTGACGATACCGAGCGCACCGCGCAGCGCATCCTTGAATGCGGAGTGCAGTACCAAAAACCCGTTATTGTCCGAGGTGAAGATCCAGTTGACGTAATCGGTCGCCTGCTCGGCAGTCTGGATATCTTCCGGGCCGCGCGGTACAAACTCGACCACCTTGGACGAGCCGAAGAAGACGCGCATAAGAGACGGCATGATGCCGTTGATCGTGTCTCGGACATCCGTAGACACCACCTGAGAGCGGCCTTCTTCTTCGTTGCCAAACGGCTCACCGCGATAGTATTCAATCGCTCGAGCGCGGTTCGGCGAGAGGTCGTTATCGATGAACGACACCGCATCGACCAGCTCGGCCTGCACTACGGACTGCAGCTCGCTTTCGTCCATAGGCTCAGGGCCAAGGCCTAGAGCAGCCTCGGTCTTCTCGATCATCGATCCGTCAGCATAGTTCATAGACCGGCACCCGTGCCGAAATTATCCCTCTCCTATTGTCCCCCGAGCAGACTTTCAACCTGAACCGGTGCGAGTGCACAAATCCATGCTTCGCGATCCATCAGGCCAAACGAGAGCAGATACTGGCCTTGGTGTTCTACCAGACCGGCGCAGAACTCCACCGTTTCGTCACGGAAGAAGAACTCCCGCCCAACCTGCACCGGAATGAGCAGATCGTTAAACGTCACTAGGCGATGCGCATACACATGCTTGCCGCGCTGCTTCTGGCGCTGGTGTACCACACCGAGCCACCACTGCCCATATCGCACTAGCTGAGACGAACCAGACCAACCCTTGAGGCGGCCATCGTCACCGCCGAGATTCAGGCGTCGATTCTGTGGCCACAGCTCATACGACTCCGCAGGCGATCCGTAGTACAGAAATCCAAGACGATCGCCGTCCACAAATAGCATCCAATTCTTTTCGCGCTCGAAGTTGTGCGGACTGACCAAGAACTCTAGCTCTTGCACCGGCACATTACTCGCAAGCCTGCATAACGCCATCGTGTTACGGCAGCGCGGCCCGTGGTGGCAAGCTGATGCCATGTACCACCAACCATCGCGCCACCAAAAGAGACGCGCATCCTCGAGGCCATCACGCGCTGGCACTCGCTGCGAGCGAACAATGCTCTCGTCAATCTGTCGCGTCTCGCCCTGCGTCAAATCAGGGTTGATGCGCACGAACCAGTTGACGGTGTCAGGGCGCGGACTATTGCCAAACGAAATGCCGCCCTCGATCCCGAGCTGGTAGTTAACCGTGCGGACAATGCACGCCAGATTCCCCGCACCATCTGCGGCGATAGACGGATTGCACGCTGGATATTCGCCCGGTATCTCCAGACGCAACATCCGCACGCCATGCTCGGCGAGTATTACGCTGCCGGGGGCAAATCCGGTGGCGTTTTCTTTGGCGGCTGCGGCGGTTTCTTTGGCTCCGGCTTGGCCGGTGCTTTCTTGTCGAGACGCTTCTGGAATAGAGCGACGTCGCTTGGCTTTAGCATTCATCAGTCTCCTCACATGTGGATGGTCGATGGCATCGGATTCTCACGCTGCTGCGTGGCCTGCGATACCAACTCTGGCACCACAGTCAGCACGCGCAGATGCGGAAGCGCGTACCACTCGAGCAGGATATCAACCGGCGTATTGGCCGGCTTGGT